TTCTCGTTTCTCACGAGCACGCGACTGCTACATCGTTGATCCCGATATGTGTGAACTGGCTACGCTGCGTCCTATCCAGAGCGAAGAGCTCGCTAAGACTGGTGACGCAACTAAGTACATGCTTCTTGCTGAGGTCGGCCTCCAGGTCAACCAGGAAGCAGGTCTTGGTGTAGTGGCTGATTTGTCAACCAGCTAGTAGGTGAAAGATGGAGCATCGACGCACACTAAACATTGACGAGATCCTTGGTACGCAGACTGATTTTGTCTACGAGTCTGGCGATTCATTGAAGGATGACAAGATCATCATCAGCGAGTCGCAGGACGTGACAGCAATCATCGAAGCGAACAAGCGCTCGGCTAATGAAATCGACAAGCACCAAAAATATGGTGAGTGGTCGAAAGTGGCGTCGATACCATTGAACCTGTACTACGACTTGAAACGGCAGGGCATCGTTGATGACCCTGCCCGTTTTAAGAAGTGGCTAAACGATTCTGACAATCGGTTTTTTAGGACGAGAGGAGGCCGCGTCTAGTGGCTGTAACGACCTATTCAGAATTGCAGGCGGCGGTCGCGGATTGGCTAAACCGCACCGACCTCACGTCGGCAATTACAGATTTTATTTCGCTCGCTGAGGCAGAGTTCCAGCGAACGATCCGTCATCGAAAGATGATCACTCGCAGCGACGCAACAATCGACAGCGAGTATTCAGCGACGCCGGCAGACTGGTATCAGAGCGTGTCGCTGGTTTTAAAAACAGACCCGGTGCATCCGCTTGAGTATGTAACGAACGAAGCGATGAACGAGCTCAAGAGCTCTAGCAGCGCAACGGGTAAGCCGAACTACTACACGCATGTCGGCACTGAAATCCAGGTGTTTCCTGCGCCGGACGGCACGGGCTACACGGGCGAGCTCGTTTACTACGGGAAGATCGACCCGCTCACTGACAGCAACACGAGCAACTGGTTACTCGATATCGCGCCTGACATTTATCTCTACGGCACGCTCGTGCAAAGCGCGCCTTACTTGCGCGATGACGAGCGCACTGGCGTGTGGGCATCGCTGTACCAAAAAGGAATTGAAGAGCTGATCGTTTCAGATCAGAGAACGCGCGGGCAGACATCTGTGCGCATGAAGACGAGGGCATTGCAGTAATGGCATTCACTGACTATTTAGAAAACAAACTGGTCGCGCACACTTTCTCAAACACTGCGTACACGTCGCCTACCACGGTTTACGTTGCGCTCTACACGGTCGCACCGACTGATTCAACGTCGGGCACGGAAGTGAGCGGCGGCGCCTACGTGCGCCAGAGTGCGGCGTTCACAACGACTGGCAACGCAGCGACCAACTCGGCAGCGATCGAGTACCCAACTGCGACCGCTGGCTACGGCACGGTTGTGGCTGTCGCGATCCTTGACGCATCGAGCGGCGGCAACATGCTGGCCTACGCAAGCCTCGCGGCAAACAAAACAATCGATACCGGGGACGTGTTCCGAATCCCGGCTGGTGATCTGGATATTACGCTCGACTGATGACGCAACCGACGGGCTTTGGATATGGTGCTTGGAGTGCTGGCAGATATGGCGAATGGTCATACAAAGACGCCTCCGCGACTATCGCGGCGAGCTCAGCATTTGCTGCGGATAGCGAACGCGTCCAACAAGGAACCGCTGCAGGAAGTAGTACGTCGAGCTTCACAAGTGCTGGGACGCGAGTACGAACTGGTAGCGCGACTATCGCGGCAGCATCAACCTTCACAGCCTCCGCGTCGCGAGTCCACCCAGGCTCAGCAACAATCGCAGCAAGCTCAACCTTCACCGCTGACAGCGAACGAATCCACACCGGCAGCGCTAGTGCCACGAGCGCTTCGAGCTTTACGGCGTCTGGCCAAATCGTTGCGGTGGGCGCTGCGACGATCACTGCCACATCTACCTTCACCGCCATCGGCGGCAAAGTGCAAGACGGCGCTGCAAGTATCAGTGCTGTCTCTACGGTTACTGCTAGTGGCGAGCTTAAGTGGAATTCACAAGGCGATGCATCGACAAGCTGGAGCGATCAGGCAGCGGCTACAAAAACATGGACAAATCAAACAAGCGCTTCGACAGATTGGTCGGAAGCTGCATAGGAGTTAGGGAATGGCATCCACGTACTTAAATGACCTTCGCGTCGAGGAACAGGCGACCGGCGAAAACAGTGGCACCTGGGGCAACAAGGTTAACTCAGCTTTTTCGCAAATCGCTGAGGCGTTCAGCTATGGCACTAAGCAGCTCGCGGCTGACTCGGATGAGACGTTCACAATGCCGGACGGCACCAGCGACGGCACTCGATCGCTCTATTTAAAGATCACGTCTGCGGGATCTCTGACTGCGACGCGCACGGTCACGCTTGGCCCTAACACCGTCAGCAAACTTTGGATTATCGAGAACGCTACAACTGGCTCCCAATCGATAACCATCGCCCAGGGCTCTGGCGGCACGGTCACGATCCCGACCGGCGCAGTGAAGATAGTTTATTCAGACGGCGCCGGGGCCGGCGCTGCCGTAGTGGATGCGCTTACTGATGTTTATTTGGCAAGCGTTGATCACGCTGCATTTGGAGATAACAAAAAAGCCATCTTCGGCGCTGGCTCTGACTTACAGATTTATCATGATGGTACTAGCAATATATTTGCTGGAAACATTGTTATTGATGGTAGCGATGCCAGTACATCAATTGCCTCACCAGCGGCACTCAACCTAAAAGCTGGAGACGCTAACAACGAGTATTCCACATTGCGTTTAGCGACTAGCGCAGATGGTTCGCTAGCAATGATTGGTGCAAAAGCTACGACAACAGGCGCTTATCCTAATAGTGTAGGGCAACTTGAGTTAGCTGTTCAAAATGGAGCAAGCACGAACACAGTCTTAACTGCAACCTCCACAGGCATCGACGTAACCGGGACGGTGACTACTGACAATCTTACTATTGATGGTGGAGCTTCCGCTTTTGGTGCAACCGCTTCAGATGCCTATATTATGCGGGCTGACGGAACAGGAACAGCGCCTTTTGATTTAGCTGGGTCTTTAGTTTATCAGCCTCGTTCAACAGACAGCAACGGATACGGCGATCATTTATTTTATACTGGAAGTACCCAAAAGTTACGTCAGAAAATCGCAGCGGACGGAGACATCAGCTTCTACGAAGACACTGGCACGACTGCGAAGCTCTTCTGGGATGCTTCGGCAGAGTCGCTGGGGATTGGTACTGCGCCTGCTGCCGGTAATACACTAGACATTTCTAGTGGCGACGGAACAATCAGAGTAACCCAAGAGTTAGATGTTGCTACTGCTGGTCTAAATCTGATTGGTGCATCTAATCAAGGCACTTTAGGTCGCATAACAATATGGCAGAACGCTACTTCAGCACAAGGCGGGTACATCAAATTTGATACTTGCCCTACTGGTACAAATACTCTTACAGAAGCCATGCGCATCGATTCCTCTGGCGATTTGAATTTAGTTGACAGTGGGCTATCAAGTTTAAACTTTACAACTGACGGTTCTACGGATTACGCAAGAATCACAGGGGGAAAGTCAGGATCAGGCATAGGTGAACTTCAGTTTTGGACTTACGCTGGCGGTATTTCTCAGGCGGCTACAATAGACCAAAACGGCAAGTTGCTGGTTGGGAAAAGCGCAAGCGACTACGCAACCGAAGGCGTTGAAATCCGTTCAAACGAAGTACTTATCACTAAATCAACGACTAACCCTTTAAGCGTAAGAAATGGTACAGACGGTGGGCTGATATCGTTTAACTCAGCGGGAACCGGCGTCGGCTTTATTGGCGCTAAATCTACTGTATTAACAATTGGAAACAACAACACTGGCGGCGTTATTTTTGGATATAGCTCAGGCCATACGTTTATCGAGCCTTGCGATACAGCCGGAGCATCTACTGACGATTTAGCTACGTTGGGGTCAAGTACAAAAAGATTCCGTGACCTCTACCTGTCAGGCGGTGCTTACATAGGCGGCACAGCCGCAGCGAACAAGCTGGACGATTATGAGGAAGGGACGTTTATTCCATCTATTGATATTGAGTCAGGTGGCACTGTCAGCACATCTAGCAGCTACGGCTCATATACAAAAATCGGACAACAAGTGATAGTGCATTTCGGTTATTCGGTTACTGGCACGTCAGGTGCTGGTGCTTCGTATGCGCTTCAATTCGGAAATATACCATTTGCCGCAAAATCTGGTGCGATTGAAGGATACCCAATCACTATAAGACTTCAATCCGCATCATCAGCAGTATATGGATGGTACGGAAGATTATACGGGTCTCTGACTACTGGAAGAATAGAGGCTTATTCCACAGGCGGAACCGCCTTAATAAATTCTTCTAGCTATATTGGTAGCGGAACAAAAATAGATATAACGATAGCTTTTGAAACTACATCTTAATTATCTCAAGTGGATCTTGAGACGGACAGTCCAACAAAAGGAGAAAAAATATGGCTTTATCAGAAGCAACACTAAACGACAAGATTGAAGTCGTTAATCAAGGTTCTTGGTCTTGTGTACAAGTAAGAACCGCAACAGTAATCAGTCGTGATGGCGAAGAGATCTCACGTTCTTTCCACCGTCACGCAGTCATGCCAGATGCTGATCTATCTTCAGAAGACTCTGACG